AGGTAGATGGGCGCGAGGTGGTCGAGGAAATGAGTGCGCCACGCCGTGAAGTCAACGGGGAAGCCCCATTGGTAGCCCTTACCCGCAGGGCGATACATCGACTGACGGTCTGCGACCGTCGTCGTCCTCACGGCGCGGCGCACCGTTATGCCTCGACTCAGCTACCGCTGCCAGCGGCAGGCGTCAGGACGCCGAGCGGATAGCGGTTGGCCTCGACCGACTGCATCCGATTGATGGGATTCGGGCACGCCCAGCCGAGACGCATCACGCAACGCAGGGCGACCATGTCCTGCTGCGCGAGGTTGTAGACGATGGCCCCGGTGTCGGGGTCCTGAATGACGGCCTCGGTGAGGATGGTGTACGTCATCTCCTGACGCATCGAGTACACCAGCTTGTCCCACTGACCCGCGACCATGAGGGCGGCGGTGTCGTCGAGCGCGCCCGTGCGGATGAAGTCGAGCGGCACGCCGTCGACCGTGTAGACCGTCTGGCCCTGCACACCCTCGCGCTTGAAGATGGGCTGGCCGTTCTCGTCGCGCAGGCCGCGAAGCTCTGCCTGCATCGAGGGAACCGCCACCGCGCCGTCGACCACGAACCCGTCGTCCTCGACGGTCGACCACACACCACCGGGGGCGAGCAGGTCGTCGTAGATGTCGTCGCCCGTGCCGAGCGCGACGACGTTCCCGGCAGCGGTCGCGGCGGTGAGGATGTCATCCGGCCACGCGGCGGGCGCGTTCGTGCCGTGGAAGATGGCGGCGTCGAGGGTGACGCCGAACGCCTCCACGATGGCGGGCTTGACCTCGCCCCAGATGTCGTAGTCGACATCATCGAGGAGGTCCTGACCGATGGGCACGATGACCGCGACTTCCTCGGCGTAGATGTACTTGTTCGCCCACTCCATCGTGGTCGTCTGCTTCTTGCCCGGGGCGTTGGTCGTCTTCGACCCGCTCACGAAGTAAGCGGTCGGGAGGGCCGACAGGACCGGGATGCGCGTCTGCGCGCGGCTCATGTTCTGGAGCCGCTTCATGCGCGTCAGCGCCTTCGAGCCGCCCTCGTCGAGCGACTTCTGGATTTCGCGCACGTAGTCCTCGGGGACGAGGGCTGCGGCCCCTGATGCTGTGATGAAAGCCATGGCGTTGCTGCTCCTTCCTCGGCAGGCTAGGCTTTGACGCCCGCCGCCTCACGGATGAGGTCGTTCATCGTCTTGGTCGACGGGGCTTTCTGACCCGCCCCGCGACCGGCGTTCGTCGTTCCCGGCGTCAGCTTCTGGCCGAACAGTTCAGGCACCTTCGCCTTCACGGCTTCGATGTTCGGCCTGCCTGACGCGTCGAACGCGCCTTCTCCCACAGCGATGTGGTACGCGGCGTCGACGTTCGAGCATCCTGCCGCCACCGCCAGTGAGTAGAAGTCCGCACGCCTGACCGCAGCGTCACGCTCGTCGGCGATTGCTTCCAACTGCTTCTTGAGGTCGTCACTCGGCATGCTCTTCGCCGCCTCACGCAACTGGGTGCCGAGCGTCTTGTTGTTCTCGCGCTCACGCTGGAGCGCGGTCATCAGCTTCTGGACCTTCGCCTCGACCAGAGGCCCGACGACGCCCTCGGTGTCGTGCGCCTCAAGCCACGCCTCGATGCTCTCGGGTGCGCCCTGCGCGTCGTTCGCGCCGTCGTCACCCTGCGCGCCGTCGCCGCCCTCGGGCGGCGTCCCCTGCGCGTTGTTCGCATCGTCGTTGGCGCTCTTTGCCATCACGGCCTCCTGAGTCACGCCACCTTCGCGGCGGCTTGGGCGATTGCGCGAAGGTCTGACACGTTCGCTGGGCCTATCGCCCCGCCCCACGTATCGTTCCACGTCCTCGCGCTGAGGTCGGACCAACCGACCTGTCCCGTCGAATAGAGTTCATACCTTCCCGGCCCCATCATGGCAAGCTGTTGCGTGTCACTCAGGCTCCCGAACCAGTCCTCGCTGCTCTGCCACGCGGGCGTCTCGGCCCCGGGGACGATGGGCACCGCCGTACAACGGCAGTTCGGGTGCGCGTCGAACCCGTCAGGCGACGAGTACACCTCGCCGTCCTCGACGAGACACCCGATGCAGGTGAGGTCGTCGTGAGTGGCGATGCGCTTGTACTCGATGATGCCGAGTTGAGTGAAGCGTTGCAGTTGCGGCTCGCGGTACGCGCGCAACGTCTCGGTGCGGGCGATGGTCAAGGCGCGGTCGAGGTTGATTCCCAGCGCGTTCGCGGCGTTCTCGGCAACAGCGCGAGGCGATTGCCCGAGGGCGATGCCTTGCAGGAGGCGGTTGGCGGCTTCATCGGCAGAATCCCCGTATGCCTTGAGGAGCAACTTCCCGAGGGGAGCGTCGGCGGTCAACTGCGCCACCATCTGTTCGATGTTGGCCTTCGGGAGCTTGTCGAACGACGCGCGCAGGCCCGACGCCTTCGCGAGCGCGTCGGCGTGCTTGACGCCCATGCCCGCCATGTCCTGTCGCGTCGCCTCGACCTTCGCCTTGGCCCACGCGTTGTACGCCTTCATCTCCTGCGCCATCTGGGCCTGCAACTCGGCGTAGCGGTTCATGCGGTAGAGCGCGCCCTTGGTCGGCACGATGCCGAGTTCCGCTTCGCGCGCGAGGCGCGCGGCGAGGGCTTCGATGTTCCCCTCCAGCGCCTTGACGACCGACCTGTAGCGCGTCGCCATCGCCGCGACGTTCGTTGATTCGCGACGTGCGAGGTCGGCCTTGAACTCGCGGGCCATGGCGATGACGCGGGCGACTTCAGCCACGGTCACACCTCGAGGTCGGGCTTCTTGCCCTCAGACTTCTGCGAATGAGAGATGGCGACGGCCTGTGCCATCGCGCGTTTCTTGGCGATTGCCTCTGACGATGCGACGCCGGGGGTGTAGACGTAACACGTCCCCGCCCCACCCCACCGCCAGCCCGGCTTACCCTCCTGCTGGCACCGTTGGAGCGGCAACGCCTTCCTCCTCGGGCATCGTGCCGTTCCCGCCGCCGTTGAAATCGCGCATCGCGCGCACCATCGCCTCGCCCATGCTCAGCGATTGCTTCGCCTGCGCCTCGGCGGCGGCGTTGCTCATGTCCTTGATTTCGTCGGGCGTCCAGCCCTCACGATGCTCAAGCCAGAACTCCAGCGGGATACCTGCGGCGATGGCGAGTTGCCGCGCCTGTCCCTCGGCAAGCGGTTGCACGGTGCGCGCGTCGTTCCACGTCACCTTGACCGAGGCGCGGTCGGTCGTGTAGCCGCCTCGCGCGAGCAGGAACGTCGCGACCTCGACCCACACGGGGTCGAGTCGTCGCTGATAGCTCGTCGCCTTCTTGACCAGCCCCGACTCGGCAACGAGCAACGCTTCGCCCGAAGGGTCGCCGCCCGTCGCGAACAGATAGTGCTTCGGGGTCCGTGTGACGACAGCCACCTTGTTCGCCACGAAGTCCATCGCCGCGGTGAAGTTCGCGAGTTCCGTGGCGTCGAACTGGCCCACCGTAGTCGGCTGTTCTCCCGGTTCACCAGCAGGAATCTCCCATATCTCGTTGGGCGCGTTCTTGAGTGTCGCGGTGTCGGCGTTGCTGATGACGTAGCGTTGTTTGAAGGCCCCGAACTCGCTCGCCATCATCATGTCGGCGAAGAGCTTGTTGAAGGCGTCCTGAAGGTCGACGACGTTCTGCAGTTCGCCCTTGCCGCTGCGCCTGTCGCGCCTGAAGTGGAACACGGGGATGGTAGGCGCAAAGGGATTGGCGCGCGTGCCGTCCTCGGTCGGCTCGAAGGCGTTGGCCGACTGCACGTTGTCGGCCTTCCGCTTGCTCACGTAGTCCTCGATGCGGTCGGGGTAGTACAGAGTGAGGTAACGGCGGTCGTCGTACTCGTCCACCCACCACTTCGCGGCGAATCGTTTGCGCTTGGGGTTGGACGACTCGTAGAAGACGTGGCATATCTCGGGCGGGTTCGAGAACAGGACCGTCGCGCCTTCGTCGTCAACGTCGGCGACGAGGAATCCTTCGCCCGTGACGCCGACAGCCTTGTGTACCTCTTCGGCCTCCACGTCCATCTCGGCTGCATCCCACGCCGTCGCGAGCGCGGTCGCCAAGCCCTCGTCCTCGTGGGAGAGGCCCGACAGGTCGAGGCGGTCGGTGAGGGAGTCGACGACGACAGCGCACCAGTTGGCGGTGAAGTGCTCGACGAGCTTGCGGAACTTCGTCTTGAGGTTCGGGTTGGCGTACCGGAGCGGTTGGTCGCCGTCGTAGTACGCCCAAAGCGTCTGATACGGCGTCGCCTTCGCGCTGAGCGCGTTGTACGCGCGCTGAAGGTCGGTCAAGGTCGCCATCGGGCACAGTCTGCATCTCGGCGCGTCGTCGCGTCAAGCGGTGACGCGTTCTAACGTGCATGGACGCGACGGCCATACGTGAACGAATGTAGTACGTCGCGGGATAGGGTCTAGGCGCGGAAAGGCGCATGGAAACGACGGTGGCGACGCCTACGCACGGTCGCGCATCAGGGCAAACGAAAGCGGGCGCGTGGTGCGCCCGCGTTTCGTCGTTCGGGTGTCGTCGCGCGTCACATCACGCGGGGCGACCGTCGTTCTCGAACTCGAGGTCGCCGTCCTCGTAGACGGTGAACAAGCCGTGGGTCGGACATTCGTTGCCCCACAGGACGCCGAAGATGCCCACGCTCGGGTCGTCGGGTTCGAAGTCGGCCTCGCCGCAGTGTACGCCGCAGGCGGGACAGAACTGCGCGTACAGGGCGACCTCGGCCCGGTGCGCGGCCTCGCGTTCCCACACCTCGCGTTCGGTGGTGATTGCGTCGTCGATGGGGTCGGGCATGTCGTCCCTCCTTCGTTTTGGACAACGCCGTGCGTGGGCGTCACCACCGCGCGGTGGATGCACGGTGGCGCGTTGGCCCTGTGAGCGCGACGTACTACATTCGCGAGCGTGTCGCGTCGCGTCCACGCGCGTTCTAACGCGTCACGCATCACGCCCCGTCAGGCATGAACAGCAAACGTTGCGAGTACGGGATGTCGCGCACGATGGACGTGGTGTCATCGGTGACGACGTGCGCGCGCTCGATGAACTCGACGAACGACGGTTGCTGCATCCCGACCTGCGCGAGTGCGGTCCTCACGGCCTCGTCGACGTTCGCGGCCCAGACCTCGCTCACGGCGATGGCGTTGGACAGGTCGCGGTCGTCGGTGAGCAAGGTGACGACGTAGTGCTGCATGATGCCTCCCCTCAGGATTCGGCGTCTACGACGCCGAGGACGGTGATGAGTTGCCGCGCGGCGTGACGGACGATGAGGTCGTAGACCTCGGGGTACTCGGCCTTCAAGGCGGTCACGTGGGCGCGGATTGCGACGTGCGCGGGGGTGCCCGCGTCGACGCTGCGCTGGGCGGCGGCGAGCACGCGCGCGAGGGCTTCGGCGGCGAGGTCGTCGTTCGTGCGTGTCATGTCGTCACGCCCAATCGGTTGTCACGGTGCGCGGGTGACGCCCGCCGTAGCAGTACGCGCCGGGTTGAATGACGATGCCGTAGTCCTTGCAGGTGCGGCGAAGTTCGCGTTTCGAGAGTCCCATGTAGGTGTGGCACAGGTCGATGTAGACGGCCATGAACTCGGGGCCATGGGAGTAGGTGTGCCAACAGCGGTCGGAGATGACGTGGGCGATTTCGTGAAGGGCGACAGAGCGGCGGCGCGCCCAGCGTGGGAACGACATATGGTAGGCGTTCGCGTGAGCGGAGCGTCCCGAGGTCGCGTCGACGTAGAGCGCGGTGCCGACGTGCCAACGTTTCATGCAGCGGGCGGCGAGGGCGGCGATTTCGTCGAGCGTCATGTACCCGAGGTCGGGCGAGTATTCGTTGCGGTCGTAGGCGCGGACGGCGCGGTTGAAGCGTTTGCGTTCGTCCTTCGTGAGGTCGTCCCAACGGACGGATTGCCATTCGCGCAGTTCGACGCAC